TTTGCATTGGCAATTGTTCTGCAGCCTTTCTTGCTAAGTTGGCCTCAAGCTCGATCTGCTCTCTAACTCCAATAATCGCGTCTTTGTCTAAATTAATTCTTGCTATTTTTGCGTCAGCAACTTCTTTGGTTATATCTTTCACGCCAGCGCCAGCGCCACCTGCGGTAGTATTTTCAGGTGTAGGCATTTTATAATTGAATCTTTGCAATAGGTTTTCAGGGATTGGAGCACCCTGAGTTGCGTCATATTCTGCAAGTCTTCTTCTATCTCTTAACGCACTTGTTTCGCTCATTATTTGATCAATCCTATCCTTATCCCTGTCTTGCTGCGAAAAGCCTGAAATTTCATCTCGATGAGTGTAGCCAAAACCTGGCTTCAACATCCGAGCTTCAATTTGTGCTCTTTCCGTGTCTAATTTCTTTATTTCTGTGTCAACCTCCGTAACCGTCCCTTCTTTCAATAAAATATTAAGTCGCCGCTGCTCTTTAGCTGCGTTGAAGATAGCAGTACCTAAAAGCACTGCACCAGCAGCCAAAGCGGTATAAGGATTCATTAGGCTTGAGGCCATTATAGCCTTGCCCAATGAGATAACATTTAACTTTAACAAGAAAACAGCGCCGCTAATTGAGCCTATTGATTGAGCAATTGCTACAAGTTTTGCGGCAGCTGCGATTGTTAGAATTCCAGTCGCTGCTACCGCTACAGCGTCTAAGTTTCTAGCCACAACAAGAAACAAGTTTCCAATTCTTGGAAGATTAGCCGCCAAGAAAGGAGTAATATTAGTTACAAAATCGCCAAATGCTGCTTGGAATTGCGCCCCAATTGGAATTAGTGATGAGCCAATAACTGCTTGCATATTGCTGACTGCAACTGACAAGCGAGCCCCAGCGTCAGCATTCGAATCGGATATCTGCCTTGCAGTTCCTTGAAAAGTAACGCCAAGTTTATGTATAAAATTCATCAACTCGTTCAATCCAACTGTGCCAGCTTTTAAGTTTTTTTGTAATTCAGGCAGTGTCATGTTGTTTGCTTCAGCAAACATTGTTACGGCACCTGGAAGGCGTTCACCGAGTTGCCCTGAAAGCTCCTCGGCACTTACCTTGCCCTTTGAGAACACCTGTACCATCGCGGTAATGGCACTTTGAACATCCTGACTGCTACCACCTGTTGCCTTAATTGCTGCAGTAACGTTCCTGAAGACTGTAGTTGCATCTCTTACAGGCCCACCAGCACCAGTAACGGCAGCAGAAAGCCTAGTTACGCCACGTATAGATTGCTCCTGGGGGATGTTTAGTTCTTTTGTCGCTAATCGAGCAGCTTCTATTGCAAAATTAAAATCATTCTGATTGGGAAGAACACCGCTAAGGGCAATCTTCAATTTTTCAATGCTTGCTGCATATTCAGCAGTAGCGCCAAGAGATTCGCGAAGCATTTTTGCTTGGGCTCCAAACGCAGCACCTGCTGCTACGCCAGAGACTCCAAAAGGAGCACCTAACGCTCCACCAATAGCTCCCTCTGGTCCTCCAAAGACACCACCAGCAGCAATACCACCAAGTGCTTGCGCAGCGCCTCTAATAGTTGGACGCCTGGGACGACGATTGATCTTTTCTAGTTGACGATCTACTTTTTCAATTTCTCTTCCAACTTTTTTATATTCCATACTCGCAGGAGACAGTCCTGCGCGTAATTGCGTCCATGAATTTCTTTGTGCTTGAAGACTGTTTATACTGTTATTCGATGCGCGTGTTGCCGTACGAATTGAATTTGCAACTTGGTCATAGCTCCTTCCCATCATTTGAATTTCTGCAGCACGCCCAGCGCCTGTAGGACCTGATATTCCAGCTATCTGTTTAAATAATTCAGTAGCCTCTACTGGTTGATTAGCAAGCCCACCACCAGTAAAGCCACCATATCGACGTGATCTTTTTCTTTCACGACGTGCAATAGCACTTTGCACTGGATCTCTAGGTTCAAACATTCCGAACCTTTGCTGCTGACCCAGTCGTCCTCTGATTTGCTCCTTACGCCCTGCTGTTCCAAATGGATCTGCAACCTTTGCTTCTAAAGCATTGATTTGACGAAGAGAATCTATATACGGCTTAGATCCAACTGTTAAGTCTTGAAAGTCTTGCCTAAGTTCTGTCAGCCGTAGAGACAAAGCAGCTGTTGTTTGGGGTAAAGGCCCCAAGCCTTCAGTAAGTGCATCAGCAAAGGCTCCTGGTCCTCCAGTGACACTTCCTCCTCTGGCAAAATTTACGCTTGCAACACGCTGCGCATTGGCGACAACATCTTGTCTCGCAAAAGCTCTTTGACTTCCTTGCTCTAATGCCGTTATGCCCCCAAGCTGTGCAGCATAAGCGGCTGTTAGCGGAGTCATTTCAGCTAAAGCATCTCGTCGTCCACCAATATTCTTCGCAAGACCAACTGGCGTTCTTCCTGTAAACTGAGTTTCTAATTGACGTATTGATTTTATTTTTTTACCAGTAGACTCGATTTGTGCATCAACAGCTTTTAAGCTTGCTTTATAGTTTTCAACATCTTTTGAAAAGCTTTTAAAGGCTTTGCCCCCTAAAGTTGCTTGATCTCTAAGACCTTTGAAGGCATCAATTTGTCCAAGTATTTGCTGTCGACTTTGTTGACCTGCACGACTTAAATTTTTAAGCTCTCTCCCTATCTCTTCAAGAGCTTTGTCTGCTGGCCCTGCTGCCTTGTTGAGATTACGCAGCGAACTTTTTAACTGTTCAACACCCTGGATGCCATCGACCTTAAGTTCTACAAGAAGTTCGCCAACAGTTTTAGCCATTTTCCTTCTTGTGAAATTCGCTTAGCGCTGCAGCCTCCATGGTTTGAAGACCTTCCAGCACCTCACGGCGGTTCTCCACATCATAAAGGTCAAAAAGCCCCCCGGAAACCAGTAAGACCTCATATTTCAATCCAACGTATCCAGCCATGCTCACAGTCCACTGGGTGTGCATGCGCAAGAACATCATGACTATCTCCCAGTTCTCCTCCCAAACCTCAAAGTCCTCTGTCTTCTTTTTTGTGCGATTAGGCAGACTTAATCCAAAGGCGGCAGCATCGTCGTAAGTTTTGTCCTCAACGACTTTCCCCCCTGACGCCCAATAAACAGCTGCCTCTCTTAGTTTCCCGACTCTGCCTCTGCGTATGTTTTAGTGTAAGCAGCCAAGACTGATTTCAACCAGTCAATATTGTCAGCAAAATCCTCAAGTTCAGAGATGCTGAATTTGATATCTTTACCAGCTTCGTCTGTGACACTTTCCCAGCCGACCATTACCTTCTTTAGCAACTCGACGCCTTGCTCTTCATCCAGCTTTTTAAGCTCAGAGATTTTTACTCTCTTAAAAACTGCAGTGAACTCTGAGGTTTCAAACTCACCAGGCTTGCTATCACTGGGTTCCTTTACTTCAACAGGCCATTTGAAGGTTTTTACTTTCTTGCGGACAAAAGCCATTACATAGCGGCATAAGCTGGCTCAGCATACACAAAAAAAAGGAGCCCGCAAAGGCTCCGGGATTTGCACTCTGATTCAATCTAAGTGAAAATAAGATCGAATTCAGTATTAGCAGCTGAGTCTGGTACACAGGTGTAAGGGATCTCAAGCATCGCAATGCCATCAGAATCGCCATAAGACACATCACCCAGGTCTACCTTGCTAGAGGTGAACTGAACGATATTCCCTGCAGTACTGCCATGAGTGAATTGCAAATTCCCCAACGCAGCGTCATCATCCGCAGCAGACGCGAAATAATCTTTCGTTGCCATCAGCACTGCCTCGATAGAGACTGAGCCAGTAGCCTCTCGATTGGTAATCAGGACTTCCTTCCCAGCACCAATCAACTCTCGGTAAACAATCTCGTTGCCTAACTCAAAAGAGAAGCTTTGAAGGTTCCCTGAGTAAGAGAGCAGTTGGAAGCTGCTAGTGTTGCCATTCTTAAACAACAGCGGATCAGCCTGATTCGCGTAAGTTGGCGTCAACAACGCACTATCGTCCGGCGCGTTATAGATGCCAGTGAAAGAAAAATCCAGTGTTGGGATTTCCCCTACAGAAGCCGTGATCGCAACACTACCTCTGCAGCCAGTCATCTTGTGGCGTACACCATCAATTAAGTAATGGATGGTGACTGACTCAAAGGAAGAACTGACAGGGTCGTAGGTGACACTAGTGCCAGCTGCGATTGTTTCTGCCAATCCACATGCCTTCAGAGCCTTGCCGTACTGAGGTGCAGTGCCAGCTGCCCCAGAGCCAGCCAACTCGACACTGAAAGTGCATTCCACACGAGTGTTTGCAAGCAGTTGAGGAGATGCCCCTAAGTAGGGACGAATCAAATCTCGACTGACAACATCACTGCTCTGAGGAGTGATGTTCAGATCCCTCACTAGAACTGCGTCGGCTCCTGTCGGAGTTGGATCGGTCCCGTAAGTTGACTCCGTCTCCAGCAGTATGAGACGTTTCCGCAGTAGCAGTGC